TTACAAATCCATGCCAGTTGCAGAAAGCTAATTGAATCAATGGAACTTCAGTCATACACAGAAAAGGGAGAACCAGACAAAGAATCAGGCTATGACCACATGGCTGATGCTCTAGGGTATCTTATATGGAGAGAATTTAATCCATTATTTGCTAGGTCGGGCAAAGCTACAGGGATTAGAATATATTAAGAACATGATATTATTGAGGCAAAACTGTGTATAGCTCACTAAATATTTACAACCAGCCCATAACACAAGCTACTACCACAGTTGCAAGCCCTAATGCGGCCTACCAGAGAATGAGCCAGTTCTGGGATTTGATAACAGATTTGAAGGAAGGAACATACAAGATCAGGAGTGAACATAGAAAATACCTTCCGCAAGAATCCAGAGAAACTGATGATAGTTATGACGTTCGGCTCTCGAGGTCAACAGTAGTGCCATATTTGCAACGTATTGAAAAGATGCTCTCAGGTATGTTGGTCAGAAAGCCAGTAAGACTTGATGATGTATCTGACTTAGTAAGAGAACAGTTGTTTGATGTTGACCTTGAGGGTAATGATCTCAATGTTTGGCTATACAACACAGCAAGACTGGCAATCAGCTTTGGCCATGTTGGAGTATTAGTTGATGCACCAAAAGAAGGGGACAAGGCCAGACCCTATTGGGTGACATATACACCAAAAGACATTTTAGGATTTAGGAGTGAGATCATAGATGGTGCAAGGCAACTCACACAGTTGCGTTTATTAGAACAGGTTGTTGAGCCAGATGGAAAGTATGGTGACAAGATCATTAAACAGATCAGGGTTTTGGAAAGGGGTAGATATGAGATTCATAGAAAAGATGAAAAGAAGAATGAATATAAATTATTTGATGAAGGTGAAATGAGCCTAAAAGACAAGATTCCTTTTGCTATTGCTTACTCAAACAGAGTTGGTTACTACGAAAGCCGCAGTCCTTTGTATGACATTGCAGAACTAAACCTTAAGCATTATCAAATACAGTCTGACTTGGATAATATCTTG